CCTTGCTGGTTTTTCGCACATGACGTTTTGACTCGGAATAGTGGTGGAGACGAACGATTGGCAAGGCAAAAGGCAGCCGCTGGATTGCAGCGAATCAGACTGAGGTGGCTGCGTTCTTTCACGTCGCCATCAACACCGTGCAGCAGTGGCGCGCCAAGGGAATGCCTGGCCGGCCGGGGCGGTACGATTTGTCAGAAGTCGCGGCGTGGCTGCGAGCTGAAGGTCCGTGGCGGGACAAGCGTTCCGCAATCGAAGACGACGACTTGGCCGGCCCAGCCGACTCTCCAGGTCTCGAGCGGTATCGACTCGCCAAGGCCAAGCTAGCCGAGCTCGAGCTGGCCAAGCAGCAGCGGTCTGTCATGTCTCGCGACTTGGCACGCGAGATCCTCGGCCGCGTCGCGGCAATGTTCCGCCGGTATGGCGAGCGGCTATCGAAGCGACACGGTCCCGAGGAGGCGGTGCTTTTCAATGAGGTGCTCGAGGAGACGCGGCGCGTGTTCAACCAGGAATTCGGAGGGGCAGACGCGTGAATGCAAAATACAAAAACGCTTGGCTGTTTTGGTTGAACTTGATTGTTTTGCAGTGGTTCTTCGTGCGATTCGCGCGCATTATTGACATCGCGTCCGGGAGGACTGTCGGTTGGAGGTGGCTAGTTGGCGCGGTACCAACAACGGGATGGAGCAGGCCGTACAAGTGGATCTGGCGACGCTGAATGATTGCCACGACGACAGACTTCCGGACGTCCACCTACCAGGAGATCGACTGGTTCCTCGGCCAGTGCTCCGCTCCGGTTGTGCGGCCGATCAGCCAATGGGTTGAGGATGAGCTGGTTCTGCCCAGCGGCCCATTCAAGGGCGAGCGTTATCGGCACCGCCGTCACCCGGCCAGCCGGCTATGGTTTGCCGCGCTGGACTCCGGCCAGTGGAATCGCCACGCTGCCAGCGGGCCGACGCAGAACGGCAAGACGTTGATGTGTTACGTCGCACCAATCCTGTATCATCTGTTCGAATTGCAGGAGACAGTGGTGATCGGTCTGCCAACGATGGCGATGGCACAGGACAAGTGGCAGGAAGATCTTCTGCCGGCCATCGAGGCGAGCCGTTACGCCGAGCTGCTGCCGGTGCGAGGCGAGGGCTCCAGGAACGGCCAGGTCAAGCGAGCCATCCGGTTCCGCAACGATGTCACCCTGCGATTCATGGCGGCTGGAGGATCTGACAAGCAGAGGGCTGGCTACACGTCACGCGTTCTGGCCGTGACCGAGACGGACGGCATGGACCAGGCCGGCGAGACCTCTCGCGAGGCCGATGCAATCGAGCAACTGGAAGGCCGCACGCGAGCCTACGGCAGCTCGAAACGGATCTACCTGGAATGCACGGCGTCGATCGAGAAAGGCCGCATCTGGCAGGAAATCACCGGAGGAACGAACAGCCGGATCGCCAGGCCGTGTCCCCGCTGCCGCAAATACGTCACTCCTGAACGCGAGCACCTGATTGGCTGGCAAGACGCCGAGAGCGAACTGGAGGCAGCCGCGAAGGCCACCTGGTCGTGCCCTGAGTGCGCAAAGCCGTGGACGGAGAAGCAGCGATTCGAAGCGGCCGAGAAGACTGTGTTGGTGCACGAAGGCCAACGCGTGCTTCGCAACGGCCGCATTGTCGGCGAGCCGCCGAAAACCAAGACGCTCGGGTTTCGCTGGTCGGCAATCGACAATCCGTTCACGACCGCGGGCGAGCTCGGTGCTGAGGAGTGGCGTGCACGCAGGTCGCACGACCAGGACAACGCGGAGAAGAAACAGCGGCAGTTTGTGTGGTGTCTGCCGTACGTTCCACCCGAAGTGGATCTAATCTCACTCGATCCCAACGAGCTCCAGCGGCGAACCGAGGGAACGCGAAAAGGGCAAGTGCCGGACGGAACGATTGCAATCACAGTGGGAGTCGACACCGGCAAATACAAGCTCCACTGGCACGCGACAGCTACGCGAAAAAATGGCAGCCAGACCGTTATCGAGTACGGCGAGCAGCCGACTCGAGCCAAGGAAATTGGCACGCTGAAGGGGTTGATCGAGGCACTGGGAATCCTGCACGCGTACTTTGCGAATGCCTGGCGAGATGTGGCGGGGACCGTTTTCGCACCGGCGCAGGTGTGGGTGGACAGCGGCTACCACGAGCATAAAGTCGCTGTGTACGAATTCTGCCGGTCAGTGAATGGCGACCTGCCGCTTGGCCAGTGGGTCTGGCGCCCGATGAAGGGATTCGGCGAGCGGCAGCGAGGCACGACGCGGTATATCGCACCGCGCAAAAAAGGCGGCGATATTCGGCATGTCGGCCAAGAGTACGACTTCCGCTGGCAGCGAGAGCACAAGGTGATTCTCGTGCACGTGAATTCAGACTACTGGAAATCCCAGCTACACCAACGGCTCGCAATGCCGGCCGAGGAACCCGGCTCGCTGACGCTGTACGAGGCTCCATCACCGGATGAGCACTTCGATTACAGCCAGCAGATCACAGCTGAGGTGCAGCGCGAGGAGTACGTGGAGGGCCGCGGCGAAACGACCGTGTGGGTTCGCGAGCGAAGGAACAACCACTTCCTGGACGCCGGCTACCAGAGCCTGGCGGCGGCGAATTTCGTGGTGGAGATGCTGGCGGCGCAGCAGCAAAAACTAGGGAGTTGGTATCCGCCGCAGGACGTAAAGCGGCCTCGGCAGCAGCAGGCACCAAAGCGGCGCGGCGTGGTGACAGCAGACGGATGGGAGAGCGGATGATGGAGCGAGCGACAGGGCCACCGTGCACGCAATGCGGTTGCCAGGACGTGCGAATCCTGCAGGCACCGGTAGAGGGTTCGTGGTACAGCCATGGTCAGGCGAGATGCAACCATTGCGGAATGCGGTTCATGTTTCGCCGAGCTCCGCAGCCACCGCCTGAGCCGCTGCAGCCGCCGCAAGTGCAAACGCTTGATCCGCCACCGCTAAGCACGCGACGCGACGCACCAGGCGGCGACAAGGCGAATCCCACCGTGTGTCCGGAGTGCGGCGGCAAAGGATTGGTCAAGAGCACGCGACAGGCCGTGCAATATCGCAAGTGCAAGGATTGCGACCACAAATATCAGACCGAAAAAAAATTCTGACTTTTGTTACAGATCTGTAAACGCTTCCATTTACATGGTCGCGTGTAAATCGCTATACCACACGCTGACGAACGCCGACGGGCGTGATGGTTCTTCGGAAGGCCATGCGGGGCCGCATCCCTGCATGGCCTTTTTCTATGTCGTTCTCGGACCTATCGACGCTCTACAGCAGCTACATCTCGGCGGTGGACGCCGGGAGTTGGTCGACTGCCGCGCAAACGCTCAGCAAGATCGCGGCGAGAATCGGCACCACGGCCGTGGAAGTGAGCCGGGACACCGGCCAGGGCGGCTCTCAGAGCTTCAAGATCGACGGCCGCTGGATTCACGAACAGCAGCAATTCTGCCTACGAATGCACGCACAAGCCACTGCCGCGGCCTCCGCTACCGGTCCGTTCCAGCAGACGGACATCACCTACGAACGAGCGGACAGCACGGACGATTATTCATGAGCGACGCTGTCAAATACGAATCGATCCCGCCGTGGATGGGCGGCACGCGACGCTTCGAAGCGGCCGAGACGAACCGCCTCAACTCCGCACACTGGACGTGGGCTCAGGACGAGTCGATCAACTCGTGGCTCTCCACGCAGCTTGAGACACTGCGAGCACGCGCGACCTACGAATGCAAGCAGAACGGCATGGTCCTGGGTATGGTCAACACCCACGCGGATGACGTCGTGGGGCAGGACGGGCCGACGCTGCAGGTGATGAGCGACGATGTGGCGTACAACGACGCACTTGAAGCACTGTGGGGCGAATGGTTTGCGGCACCCACACCGGACACAGAAATGAGCGGGGCGGCGTGGCTCAAGCAGGCCGTAAAAGGACTGTGGAAGGAGGGTGAGTTCTTCGCTCGCATCGTCACCGACCCGCTGGCTGACACATCCGTGGCACTGCGAGTGCAGCCGCTGGCGGCACGACTGATTGATACGCCGGCCGATTTGACCGGCAATGACAATGTGTTCATGGGCATCCGCTGCAATTCGCTACGCCGGCCGACCCAATACTACGTCTACCAGGAAAGCCTCGACGGTTTGTCGACTGGCCTTGTTTACGAAACCGTTCCGGCCGACCTGATGATTCACAAATTCATCGTCGAAGAACCTGGGCAGCTTCGCGGCTTGCCGTGGCTCAATACCAGCCTGCAACCGTCGGCCGATCTGCGAGACTACGACGATCAGGTGCAGGACGCGGCACGTCAAATCGCCGATCAGACCGGAATCCTCTACACGGACAGAGACGACATTCCCACGTGGACGGCACCCGAGAACGTGGACGTCGAGCGTCGCCGCATCCGCACGGCTCCGCCTGGCTGGAAACCGTTCGTTTACCCGGCCGTTCAACCACCGGTGCAGTATCCCGACTACCGCGCCGAGCGAATGCGGGAATTCGGCCGGCCGGCCGGGATGCCACTGGCGACCATCCGCTTGGATTATTCCAGATACAACTACTCGTCCGCTCGGCTTGAAACCCAAAACTATCACCGGGCTATCACCGGCTTGCAGTCGTGGATCAGCGGCACGCAGCGAAGTGTCGGCACGCTCAACCGCCTTGTGCATGCACTAGCCGCCGAGGCTCGCTTCGTGGTCCCGGCACTGAGGCGGCGTCCACGTGTCGTCCGGCTGCAGTGGACCTGGCCGCAGCGACCACACGTGGACCCGACCAAGGAGGCCAACGCCGAGGCCATCGCACTGCAAAACGCCACGCAGACGCTGATCGACGTGCTGGCTTCGCGTGGCGAGGACCTGGAAACGCATATCGCCAAACTGCGGCGCGTAATCGACTCGTTCGAAGCGGCAGGCCTACCAATGCCGCAATGGGGCGGTCAGCAGATTGACCAGACGATGGTCGACTCGCTGGCCTCGGCACTGAAAGAGGAATAGCCATGGACACGCCACGCTGGCAACACCGAGACGACGTTGAACTGCTCGAGCAGTCGCGAGACTTCGATACGCGAGTTCTGCAGGTCCGCGTCGCGACCGTGAACGAGGACGAGCGATCCGTCGAGGCCGTACTATCCACCGACTCGGCCGTGCAGATGTACGACTGGCGGGCCGGCGAAATGATCGACGAGGTGCTGCTTGGCGAAGCCGTCGAGCTTCCCCGCCAGATGCCATTGTTGGCCATTCACTCGCGATATTCGCTCGATGATGTGCTGGGCTCAGTGCGAGACATTCGCCGCGAGGAAGGCGGTGGCATCAACTCCATCGTTGGCCGATTGCATTTTGCCGACGGCGACGAGGGGGCGGATCGAGCATGGGCCAAGGTTCGCCAAGGCCACCTGACCGACGTGTCCGTCGGCTATCGCGTTCTCGAGTACACCGATGTCGCCAAGGGCGCGACGGCGACAGTCAACGGCCGCAAATTCACAGCAACAGACAGGCGTGTTCGCATTGCCACGCGCTGGGAAATTCGCGAGGCGAGCATTGTTCCAATCGGCGCGGACGCGAAGGCAAAAACACGGGCGCAAAACAACCATTCACCTAACCAGGGAGACACCCTAATGAACAAGCAGCTCCGCAAATACCTCGAGTCACTTGGCCTGCGCGCCGAGGCACCCGAGGAGGAGGCGTGGCGTTTTCTGGCCGGACTGGACACCGAGCAGCGAACACACGCGCAGCAAATTTTACTCGGCGTCGAAACGCCGGAAACACGTGACGATGACAGCGACGACGAGGACGACAGTTCGCGGCAGGACCCGCCAGCGGACCCTTCGATGGCCGCTCGCCAAGCTGTGGAAGCTGAGCGTGATCGCATCCGCCAGATTCGCGAACTGGCTGGCAGCGACGTGCCGCAAGAAGTCGTCACCCGGGCCTGCGACGAGGGCTGGGACGTGAACCGAGCGTCGCGGGAATTCTTGCGAGCCGTGCGTGAGAATCGCCAGGCCGACGAGCATCAGGTGCCGTACCATCAATCCGCGTTCGGCGGTGCTCCACGCACGTCGATCAGTGCTCGCTCGTTGGCGGCTGGCACACTGATTGGCCAAGGAATCAGCGACCCGACCAGGCACCGAATGCACAGTGGCCGACGCGAGGCGACGTCAGCCGACGCGATCACGGAACAGGATGCCGAAATGGGACAGAGATTGGCGAGCATGTCAAGCGTTGACCTGTTTCGCGAGTGCCTGCGGCTCGACACTGGACGGTATTACCCGACGGTCGAAGACGCGTTCGAGGCAGCGCGAGCCGTTGGTGTGTCTGGCGGCACGCTGACCTACGTGTTCTCCACGAATGTGTACGCAAAACTGATGGAGCAGTGGACGCTCACGCCGGACTCAACACTGGGCTGGTGCGATGAGGAAGACGTCCCGAATTTTCTGCAGCAGGAAGATATCAGCGTCACGGCGAAAGCACGCCTTGAGAAGCTCGGCCGTGGCGACGAAGCCAAACACGCGACCTACAGCGACTTGCACGAGACCTACAAGATCGCACGCTACGCGAAACAGTTTGTGGTCGACGAGCAGGACGTGATCGACGACCGGCTTGGTGCGATCATGCGAATCCCGGGCGAGATGGGCGAGGCTGCTCGGCAGTTGCGGCCGGACCTCGTGTATTCGCTGTTGTTGGAAAACCCCACGATGGTGCAAGAC